CGACAAAGAAACGGAAATCCTGACCTTCGCCAACCTCTGCATGGTGACTCCTGTGGAAATCAGCGACCTCGATCTGGGCGACTACAAGAAGCTCCAGAAAGCTTTTTCCGGTTTTTTAGCCTGACGCGGGAGGACGCCATGCGCGGCACTCTCGCACTGGCCAGCCACACCGGATGGAGCCTCGCAGAGATCAGCGAAATGACCGCCGAGGAGCTTGTGGACTGGTGCGGGAAAATTCCTAAATAAAATGGCGACCGAGAAAAAATTCAAAGCAACAATCGAGATCGGCGGGGCCGTTGCTGGCTCGCTGAAATCGTCGTTTGCCGCCGTCACCGGGAACACCAAGATTCTCGGCGCTTCGATGTCGAAGCTCAGAACCCGCATGAAAGAAGTCGGTGCGGCGATGAAAGAATCCGGCGCGGATACCGTCACCCTCGGCAAAGAGCTTGCCGCCCTCCAACGCAAAGCCGACGCCACTCGCAAAGTGATGGACTCATGGGGCAAGGTCAAACCCATCGGCGACAATTTTCAAACCGTCCTCAAGCGCACCGCAGGCGGATTCGTGGCCATCGGTGCAGCAGCCGCAGGAGCCAGTGCTGCCGTGTGGAAACTCGGCACCGGCTTCGGCAACTTTGCAGACTCCGCAGCGGAAGGCGCGGCAACCCTTGGGACGGATGCAAACTTCCTCCTCTCCGTGCGCTACGCCGCAAGCCAAGTCGGAGCCTCCGCCGAAATGGCCGACAAGGCGCTTTCAGAAATGAACATCCGCATGGTCGAGGCGGGCGAAGACGGCAACAAGACCGGCGAAGCACTGAGCGAGCTTGGCCTCGACATCGGCAAGCTGCAAAAAATGGACACCGCCTCGCAGTTTGCCACGATCTCACAGGCTTTTTCCAAATACACCGGAAGCGTCAACAAAGCCAAAATCGCCACAGACATCTTTGGCAAGGCAGGGCGCAAAATCCCGAACCTCCTAAACCTCGGCAAGGAAGGTCTGCAAGGCTACGCGCAAGCCGCGCAAGACGCTGGATACCTACTCAGCGATTCCGACATGCTCATGGGCGATGCGTTCGACGAGGCCATGGGCCAATTCAACCTCGCCCTGCAAGGCTCACAAAACATCATCGGGCGCGAACTCCTGCCCGTGCTAACCGAGCTGATGACCTCGCTGGGTTCATTCATCCGAGAAAACGCGCCAAACATCAAAGCCATGGCGCAAGAGTTTGGCGGCTGGCTCAAAACCAACGGCCCCATCATCGGCGGACAGATCCGCGACATGGCGAAAAGCCTGGTCGAAATGGGCAAAGCTGCTTGGCCGTTCATCGAATCGGTCGGAGGCGTCAAAGCCGTGCTCGTAGGAATCGCCGCCGTTGCGTTTGCCCCGGCAATCGCCGCCGTGGTCTCGCTTGGCGCATCCATCGTGATGGCTCTGCCCGCAGTGGTGTCCCTCACGACAGGACTCTGGGGCATGGCCGCAGCCGCCGCAGGCGGAAGCGCAGCCCTCCTGCCAATCATCGGCACGGTCGCCGTTGTCGCCGCTGGCGTGGTCGCCCTCGGATTTGCGGTCAAGCATGTCTCTGACAACTGGGACACATGGGCATGGGCGCTCAACGAGGCATGGACGGCAACTACCGGATTCATTTCAAACATGGGCAGCGCAATCGGTGAATGGGTCAACAATACCACCATGGCCATCGCAGACATGGGAACGAGCATTTACGACTCAATCGCAGGCGCCTTCGACCGACTCACAGGCAAAATCGGCGCGTGGTTCGGATGGGTGCGCGAAAAATTCGCCAACCTCGGAAGCTCAATCAAAGGCGTCTTCACCGGCGGCGACTCACCCGCACCCATTGACGGCGCACGCGCAGCCGGTGGACCCGTCTCCGCTGGGAAAAACTACCTTGTCGGAGAGCGAGGCCCCGAAATCTTCTCACCCTCATCATCCGGGTCGATCATCCCAAACCACCGCGCAGGCGGGAGCGTGAGCAACGACAACCGCACAATCAACATCACCATCAACGCCAGCCCCGGCATGAACGAGCGCACGCTTGCCGACCTCGTGCTCGCTCGCCTCGATGGACGCCAAGCCGCCCTCGCTGGTGGCGCACTCTACGACTAACCATGGCCAATGACACCATGCTCGCGCTTGGCGCTTTCCGGTTCTCGATTTCAACTGCCGCATACCAGCAGTTGGAGCGTCAATCCTCCTACAAGTGGGAAGAGGTCGAGCGATTCGGCCAAGCCCCGCTGATGCAATACTGCGGATACGACTCGGAAACCATCTCGCTGCAAGGAACGATCCTCCCCGAATACAAAGGCGGGCTTGGCCAGATGTCGCAAATGCGCGTGCAAGCCTCTCTCGGCATCGCCCTGCCGCTCGTCACAGGCACGGGCAACTATTACGGACTCTGGGTGGTCGAAAGCATCACGGAAGCGCAGGAGGTTTTCTGGAGCAACGGGCAACCCCGCAAAATCGACTTTCAAATCGCTCTGAAAAAATACGCCGAGGTGACGCTAAAAATCGGGCCCTTCAATGTCTCTGCCTCCGGGCTTTTAGGATCACTGCAATGAATGTCTACAAAACAAAGCAAGGCGACATGCTCGACGAAATTTGCCACAAGCATTACGGCAGCACCTACGGGCAACAGGTCGAGACCGTCCTCGAGGTCAATCGCTCGCTTCGCCTCGCTGAACAAGGCCCATATCTTCCCGCCGGAATACACATCGTCCTGCCAATCATCGAAGCGCCAAAGGCAAAAGAAACGGTCTCGCTCTTCTCGTAGGCCATGAAGCCAGATTTCCGCATCACCGGCACAGGCGGCGACCTCACGAAAACCTACGCCCAACGCCTCGCCAGCCTCACAATCACCGACAACTCGACAGAGCAGGCCGATACGGTCTCCATCGAACTTTCCAACCACGACGGCAAACTCCCCATCCCCTCCGAAGGCGAAATCCTGAGCATCGCCATCGGCTATGAGGGAAACACGGTCGATAAAGGGAAATTCGTCATCGATGAAATTTCGCTTTCCGGTTTCCCGGAGCGCATGAGCCTATCCGGCAAAGCCGCGCCATTCGCAGCAGCGGGCGGATTCTCGCCCTTCCAAAGCCGCAAGACTCGCTCGTTTGACAACATCACCCTCGGCCAGCTCGTCACGAACATCGCCGCCGAATGCGGACTCATTCCCGGCATCGCCCCGCAATACTACACGGTGACGATTCCCCACCTGGACCAAACCAACGAGAGCAACATGAACCTCCTCACGCGCCTCGCCCGTGACTACGAGGCACTAATGAAGCCCACATTCGGAAGGCTGCTCTTCCTGCCCCGCAGCACCGGCGCATCGATCACCGGCGCACTCCTACCCGGCCCGACGATCACCAAGAGCGAGGTTGCCAGCTACTCCGGGCAATTCAGCCAGCGCACAAAATACGGCAGCGCGACCACCCGCTGGCACGATCCAGAGACAGGCGAAACCAATTCATTCAAGCTCGACGGCGAAGGCAGCGGAGCCGACTACGAAGCCCCCAACCTCTACCCCGACGAGACCGCCGCCAAAAACGCCGCCAAGTCCTTCCTCAAATCCAGCGAGCGCGGCAGCGAATCAATAACGCTCTCCATGTCCGGTAGACCCGACATAATCGCCGAGGGGTTGATAACCTTAAGCGGATTCCCCGACGCCATGAACAAAAGCTGGACCATCAAAACCGTCACGCACTCTCTAAGCCCCAGCGGTTTCACGACCTCCGTGCAGGCCGAAATCAAAGACCTCTCGACCGCAAGCAGCGCCGAGGCCACCCCCAACACGACCAGCGCAGCGAACAATCCATCCACCCCAGCAGGGCGAAACATCGAGGCCGTCACTTGGAATCCTGAGACCCGCAGTTTTGAGTAAAACGCAACACGGACGCAACACCCTTGCAAGTCGTTGATTATTAGTATATGTTTCCCGATTCGTAATCGATAGGTCACGAGTTCGAGTCTCGTCGTCGGCTCTCCTTCTAAAAGCCCGCAGATGCCCATATGGATTGGTTCTGCGGGCTTTTTCTTTGGCTGGGCAAAATTGGTTGAAAGTTGCTCCAAATGGGTGAAAATGCCATTATGGACGCAACGGACGCAACAGGCAGGAATAAGCCGGTCATCACACTTCGCACGGCTACGGTGCGCGGGGAGACGCGACATGTAGTTTTTTCACGGATCGCAGGGGTGGAGAAGCGCACTTTTTTTAAGACCCGGTTGGAGGCGCGGATGGCTCATGACGCTCTTGTCGAAAAACTGGAGACGGGCGGGACGGATGCTTTCAAGAAGTCCGCTGGCATGACCGTGGAAAAGGGCTGGCAGGAATTTCAACTGGTGCGGATGCCGAAGCTAAAGGAGGGGAATCACACTCGGCTCCTCAAATGGTGGTGGGGGCATTTCGTGCAGAAATACGGCGCTCTGGATTTGAATGACATCAAGCCCGTCCACATCGAGGCTTTCCTAACTCGCCCGGAGTGGAGCGGGACTACGGCAAATCAGGGCTTCGTTTACCTGCGTCTGGTCTGGAATTGGCTGGTTCGCTACGAACTCGCAGCGGCAAATCCGGCTCTGAAGATCGACACGCCGAAGGCTGCACCAGAGCATCATTTGCTGACCGTGCCGGAAGTGAAGAAACTTTTAAGCCTGACGAAAAAAAAGACTCGGCTGCGAGCATGGATCGTGCTGGGCCTTTTCGGTGGGATGCGCATCTCGGAGGTGTGGCGCTGCCGCCCGGAGCATATCGAGCAGACAGAGATTTTCGTGCCATTCCGAAAGTCCACCGACCCAAAACCGCGCCCTCGCTTT